ATATTTATTCTTGTTCTCACGTGCAATTTCAAGCTGTGTATTTGCTATTTCTCTTTGCGTTGCAAGTCTGTCTCTTTCAACATCAAGCTTTCTCTGAGTCATAGAATTGTTAGCAGCTGTTTGTTCACGTTTAAGATTCATTTGCTCTTGATATTGAGTGCTTTCTTTGATATCCTTCATAGCATCTCTATAATCAGACATTTGATTCTGATTTACATCAGCCATTGAACCATAACCAGCAGCTCTAATCTCAGCAACAAGAATCTCATTCTGTCTGTCCTTATCATTTTCCTGAGCTTCAAATTGAAGTTTCATTTGCTCCTCTTGTGCTTTAGCTTGTAGAGCTTGCTCTTGCATTTGACGTTGTTGCTGCATTTCTTGCTCTCTTAACGCCATTTGCTTCTGCTCCGCACCCTTGAGGATATCAGTGACTTCGGCAATTGAATCAGCTTTAATAATATTTCCAAGATCATAAATAGATGCACCCGTGGTGTTGTTTGTAAGAGCTAATTGTTTTAATTGTTCAAGGATAGCTCTGTGGTTAGTTTTTGTAGTAGCAAAAATATTGAAATCTCTAAGTAAGAGATCTGTACCATTGATTGTAAAGTTTACTTTTTCAGCTTCAGTTGTGATGTAACTAAGTCTTACACTTGGATTTCTACTTTGATAGAACTGTGCAAGATCCGTTCTCATTTGATGTACTCTAGGCATCAAATGATCAGCATGCTGATTAAAGTAAATTTCAGTCTGTGCATAAGACTGATTTAAAGCTTGAGTTACACCTGTTGCAGTTTCTTGACCCATTGGTGCACCTAATCTTTGAGGATTAATACCAATAGCATCAAAAGCTTGTTGTTTAAAGTAATTTGCTAAATTGATACGGCTCATCAATCTATTAGTCTGTTCCATATTAAGAACTTGATAATGATTGAAGTTTGTTGCATTCTCTGTGTTTGTGATTGAAGTATCCAATGGTAACATCTGGAAATCCTTCATTGCAACATAAGCCTTAGCGTAGTTTCCTTTACCCCAATCTTCACCCATAGAGTGGCGTGGTAAAGCATTCTGGTCAAACATGATCACAGTTCCAAGTTCATCTACCAGGATATCTGCAATCTGATTATTAACCATATTATATCCAACCTGATAAGCTTTCATCAAATCTACAAGAGATGTTGATCTTGTATTTCTATCAGAGAATACACGGCCTTCTACAGGAAGTTTACAACCATATAATGTTTGAGAACCTTTAAACTGGAAAGGAATTCTACCAGGTCTGGTTCTATTAATGCCTATGTAAATTGGATTAATATTATCAGAGATATTTGATCTCCAAAAGGCTGGAAGGTTTGGACCAACTTTAACCCCTCCCCAAACTTCATTAATCCAAATCCAGTCAATGTGTTCACCCTGGAGTAAGTTCTCCTTAGTTTTGTTTTTAAATACTGATGTGTCATAGATTGGTTTTTCTGTTACTTTGAAAGTCTCATCAATAATTTCTTGGATGATCTCACCTTCCTCTGTTATTCTAGTAAGATGTCCTACCTTTCTCTGAGTCTTCCAGTATACAGTACAAACTCTCATCAAGTAGCTTTCACCCCAGTTCATTACATCATCACTCTCATTCAAGATTGCACTAACAATGTCTCCACCTCTTGCAGGATCATTAGACCAGTTACTTACAAATTGTCTATAAGCTAAGCCTGGAGAGTTAGTATTCCACTCATGAGATCTATTTGGATCATAGTATGCTCCATCATTCTGGTAACCGCTTACTTGATATAGGGCTGATTTGGCCGGATAGACGTTCTGTAATGAACTTAATTGTTCTTCAGTCATCAAGTATCCATACTTATCAATAACGTCTGCTACGGTCATTAAATCAAGCTTACCGGCAAAGTTACCTTCAGATATATATCTTGAATCTGGAGATTTATGATAGAATGTTAAAACAGGATTCCATAATTCAACTTCATAATCATCCTCCAACATTCTGAAATGCCAGAACTCTCTATCTGTGATAAGCATATCACGGAAAGCTCTTTCTTCAAGCTCAGACATTTTAAATCTTTCCTCATCCACATTATACTGATGAGAAGCCCACTCTTCTACTAAAGATCTGTAATCCTTTCTAAAGAAGTCTTCAATCTCAGGAAGTGATTTGATATTTTGAGGATCTAATTGTTGCTGTGCTTCAGGACTGTTAGGGTCCATACCCATATCAATCATCTTAGCAATTAGTTTTGCTTCAGCATCTGCAAGAAGGTTTTGTTCAACTTGCATTCTTTTTTGCTCAAGCATTTCATTGTAAGATGTATCATCAACAGCTCTAAACTGAACTTTGTTATATCTTTTAGAAAACTCTCCACATAAGACATTAACAACATTAGGAATAATAGGATAGAACTTAAGTTCTAAAGCTGAGTTATCTTCTTTTGTTAAGACATCAATAATCTCTCTGTAGTCATTGTCATCAGCTACAATGTAGTCTGTCTTATCAATGATACCTTTTGCAAGTTTGTAATTTTTTAAAAGTCTTCTGGCATTGTGTCTTAAAAACTCAATTCCTTGAAGTTCCAACCAATCAATGTTCCAGGCAGCCCAATCCGCATCCTTATCCTTTGCAGGAAGGAATTGAATTGGTTGAGTAAGACTGGATGTAGTTGGGTAACTCTTTCCTTTTGCACCCTTTTTTAAATCCAATGCGTTATATACCTTCATTATCTAAAGTTTTTAAAAGCAGATCTTCCGGATTTACTTGAAGTCATAGGCTTATTACGTCCCAAGTTTTTAAACGGACTATACTTTAATTTATACAAATTATTTTGATTTTGCAAATTCTTTGTGTCATCTTCTTCTCTTCTTTTCACAAAACCCCTATTTGACTGCTGTATTTTAACAAAAGCAATCAATGCTGAGAATGCTACAAGACGGTCAACGTTGACTCCAGGTTGATAAGCAAGCATCTCTTTCAACAACATTGGGTCAGGTATTCTCTCAATCCCCAATGTGGTCTTAATGATATTCCCTTCATTATCCAATTCAGTGTCAGTCTCTTCTCTTAAGAACTCAATAGCATAAGAGATCAAGTGACTCTTGAACAATATACCTGTGTTTTTCCAACCATACTCTTGATAAACCGTGGAGTTTGATCCAAGATCTTTTAAGAAAAGTATTTGTTGTTTTGGTACAAGATACCTTTGCTTTCTTCTAGAAATCATGTATTGAATAAACAAGGAAATGTTGTTCTCCACAACAGTCCATGCATTATACCATTCAATGATTTTTTCAAGCTGTTCATGTGTTTTATTTACATCATCATATCTACCACACCAAGCCGCTACAATTTTATCTTTTTCAATAAAAGATTCATAGCCATCTGGTGTTTCTCTAGATACTTCAACAGCATTCTTATAAACAAAAATACTACAAAGTGAATCTGATGTAGTTGTCTTACCTTCAGACACGGGGTCAACAGAAGCATAATACATTCCAAAAGATGGATTCTTGACAGGTCTTTCCCATACAACAAGTACTCCAGTTTTATCTTGCATTTTCTTATCTACCGGAAATTGTGATATAGGAAGTTTATTACTTCTTTTAGCTTCAATACCTTCTACAGTTCTCTCTAACTCTATATGCTCACAAGAGTAATCCTTGTCTTCAATCTTTTTAAGTTGCTTAGATATAATACCTTGTGGGAATATAGACTCTTTTCTGTAAGCAAAGGCTTCTGCAATATTAGTAGGTTTCTGAGAAATACGTAACTGATACTGCTCTGGGTTAAGTTCAGCTTTCCATTTTTCTCTTTCAGCATAAATAGCTGCTAATGCTTCTTCAACCAATGAGTTACCATACTCATCAATATATGGAGGCATTGACCATTGCTCAGGAATAAATAAACCTGCTAAACCAATAGTTCCATCTGCATCAAGAAGGTTTGTTTCTACAGCATAGATATCATTGTTTGTTGGATTAAGAACCATATCCTTCAAAGGATTACATTGTTCCAAATCACCCACAGATCCTGCTGCAATAAACATACCTGTAGTAACCATACCGGAAGACATTGCAGGACGTAAGTATTCATAAGTCTCCATCATCTTAGGAGCAATACCAGCTTCCTCATGGAAGAAGTATGTAGTAGGACCACCGACACCAGTTGTTGCACTCTTTTCAAAAGAAGCACCTTGTATCTTGGACTTTAAACCCTTGGTAGTCTTTCTGTTACCTACTCTTACTTCAATCTGTTGTTGCCATAAAAGAACCTTTTCAGGATTACTTGGCCTATACCAAGCAGTATGTTCATTTAAGAAATCTTTGTATTCATCCAGGAATTTCCATGAACCCTTATCATTAATATAATCTTTTAGAGATGCACCAATCTTACATACAGATCCTTCTTCAAACCAATAGGTATTAATCAACTTACCCATGTGGAAGTATGAGGAAGCTATCTGACGTTTCTTTAAAATAGCAGAATGTTTGTTATTTAACTCAGCCAATAGCTCATATAAAGCCATATGATACTGAGCATCCCGTACTTTAGCAAAGCCATATTTCTTTTCTTCTTTATCATAGATAGGAAGAAAATTTAACCACATGTAATAATCTCTGGTAAGGTACCATGTCTTACCATTATTTTTAAAGATAGCTCCGTTCCTACATTTTTGCTTTTCAGCATCCCAGTATGCGTTAAAATCCTTAGATCTAAATGGAGCAGAACAATAAAAACCGTTTTTGTTAAAGTTTATTGCTTGCTCATTAAACAAAAAGGATGTCTCATCATACTCATATAAACCAGGCTCTTTAAAAATACTTAAAAGAAAAGAGATGAACTCCTCAGTAGTTTCAAACTCTGAGGTAGTCCATGCTCCATTCTCATATGTGGGTATTACACGCATCATTCAATAACAGCTAATATATCACCTTGGGCAATAAGTAAGTGTTTATCTCCATTATGTTTCATCTCTACAGGTGTAGCATAATCTACAAATTGGATAAGGTCACCTACTTTAACTTCAGTTACTTCTTTACCAATACCTACAACATAACCTTGATACGTTTTTTCTTTAGCCGCATCAGGAATCATGATCTTGGTCCCCGGGAAGAAGTCCGCTGGCTTCTTCTCCAAGATTAGTACTCTCTTGCCCACTGGCACAATTTTCTGGTTTTCCATATTTTTCTTTGTTTAATTTATTAATAAATGTACAGTCATCCCAATAACAGAAGACCCATTCAATTTTTTTTTCTTCCATGATTACATTTGATCATAAGCCAAACCTTGTCCACCACGCACATGACTTTCCTGCTCTTGCTTCATGTCATTAAATGCTCCTTTGTAAGAGCTTCTAATCTGCTCAAATTTAGCAGCAGCATTGACAAGAGAGTTGATGTTACCATCTCTACCATGTTCAATGTTTGTAGTTTCCATATACTTAGCCAATCTATCAAGCATAGACTTAATACCCTTATAAGCTCTGTATGTAGGAGTCTCATAAAGTTTATTACAAGTATCTAATGCTCTTCTGATTATAGGGTCTTCAGTAGACTCATCTAATTGAACTTCTTCTAAAATAAGATCCTCTCTTTCAGCTTCTGGAACATTAAAAAATGGATTCATATCCGGGTTAGGACACGTCATATAAAATACATACTGATACACTGACATATAAGTGTCTGGATAATTATCCATTACAGACTTAAGTGAATCTAGTGTATAGCAATGTTCTGATGGAATTACTTTACCATTTTGAACGTCAAATAATCTTACTATCATTTCTTGTTATCTTTTAACCACATCATCAAACTATTTACTTCATCTTGCAAATAAGGAAGCTCATAGAATGTGATGTCTTCAATTACTGGCTCTCCATTAACATGCTCATTAATTGGATAACCATTTTCATCTAAACCTAATTGAACAAATTTAACATGCTGGATAGTTAGTTTACCAATCTTCAATCTAGGGTTATGCTTTTTAATAATATACGCATAAATACTCAATTGTAAATTATAATGGTTTAAATTACAATCATCTAAATTAGAAACTGGGTGATACATCTTCTGAGTTACACCTTCCCAGTTTGTAAATCCTTTCTCTTTGATCTCTTTGTTGGTCTTATAATCTGTAATGTTTAAAGTGTTATTTACAACTTCAACCAAGTCAGCTTGACCGCACAATCCTACAGACTTTAAATAAACAAAGTGTTCTGGATAAATGCCATCTGTAAGTCTCTGATCTGGTGCAAGTTTCAGCTCACCGTCATGAATAGGTCTTACAACAGGTAATTCAAAACCATCTCTCTGGATAGTTTCACACTCTAACAAATCAGCTTCTCTCTGACCATGGTACCAATTACCAAGTTTAATAGCTCTTTGAGATTCTGACTCCCAGGCATCAATTATTTGTGCTGGAGTTAAACCATACCATTTAGACTTTTTGTTCTTAGATGCTTTTTGAGCAGCATCTTTTGAATCAAATTTAGGTTTAAACATCCCAATAAAAGATGTTACACTTAACCAGTCTATGTTCTCATCACCTAAACTCTTATAAAGATGACCGTCTTCTTTGAAATATAAACTCATATTACATTTGTATCTGGATTCCATTCAATGTCCACATCAGCAGTTGCTGTTGTAACCCAAATGGGTGGCGTTCCAGCCACGTTAATATTAGAGACTTTCTTAGCCTCATTCATTTTATAACGGACATACTTTCCTAATTCCATATCATTAGGCAATGTGTCCACTTCTCTTTCTTCAATTTCAATCTTCATAGTTGATATTGGTTTTGAGTTTATGTTCTGTTTCTTCATCCATAAGAGCTTGCCATTTACCTAAAGGACATGATGCAGACAATGCTCTTGTTTTAAAACCTAAGCTACAGCCGCAGTCACCACAACAAGGTTGAGTTCCTGGTGCTACACACTTATCACCCTTCATATCCAATGAGGGGCAAGTCTTACAAATAGACCATCTTAAAGCAGCTTCTGCCTCAACGTGATCCTTTTTAAATACACTATTCTTGATTCCTTCAAGAATCTGTGGTGTACTTTTAAATGCGCCAATGTATTTTTCTAGTCCCATTTTTTTTCTCTAATGATGAATGAAATACCCCACTTCAAAAAACAGATGTCAATTGAGTTATAACCATTCCAATCAATATCATGATAATACACGATTGTAGGTAAGATGTAAAATCTATCTAAACTATATCTTTCTGTTTTCATTTTTCTGGGTTTTAAATTGTCTTTTCTCTTCCAAGATCTCATTATACATCTTCTGAGCTTTCTCAAGATTCTCTAGCTTATCTTTTACAGCTATTGTCTTCTCATAACCACCATAGGTTTGTTTTCCTAAGTTACCTAAAATATCTTTATTCCGTTTAATGCTTTTGTCAAGTTTTTGTTTTCTTAACACGAAAGTACCTAAACCATCTACAAATATCTTAGGATACGTTATCTCACTCAGATTTTTTCTAAGTCGGCTATAATAGAATGTGATAAAGTCTTCTACTACATTCTGATGTACACCCACTTCTTCTGCAATTCCTTCTTTAAAGTTCTTATGGTTTTTAGGATTCATTCCCTAATATTTTAAAGTCTAAAAATATTGCACCGTTTTCTTGGATTTCCATTTTATCATTAAGCCTAATAGTCTTTTTATTTTTACCGGTCTTAGAGATTAATAACTTCTTTGACGCTTTAGTAACTGCGTTTCTTGCAGACTGTGCGCTTTTAAAGATTTCTTTCTCTGTAATCAGTTCACAAAACTTTGTTAGCTCAATGTCTTTATTTAACGCAAGCTCAGCAAGACAATCAAGATCTGACTGACTGATTTGAACTTCATTAAAAAAACAGTAGGTAAGAATCTGATACTTAATCACACTCTCCCTGGTTGTTCTGATCTTCTTCTCTACTTTATTTACTAATGCCATTGGTTTTGATTTATAAACTTAAAATTACATCCACCAATCTTGGATCAGGATATACATCCATCTTATCACGTCTTACGTTAGTGTGTGAGAGAAGCCCCTTGACTTTACCGTAATACGCATCATCTTGGTAGCCAAATGCTTTAGTGGGACCTTGTTCCTTGATCCACTTCTGCAAGCCAACTCTAAGATCAACACCATCACGCTCACCAATAAACTTAAGCCATTTCTCTACTTCAGAGATCTGCTTGTCAGAATACTTGTGCCAATGGATTGCATTACGGAAAACTTCACTTAATGTTGCTACCTGACTATCAATAGCCTTAGATCCAACATAAGTTTTCATATCCTTATCAAGATTACCCATAGAGCAGATCTCAAGACCCACAGTTCTACGGTTCATATAACCAGAGCCTGAGTTACCAATATGCCATCCAATATTACCTTCTGGAAAAGCTTGCACCATAACTCCGTCATACTTACTGTTACCATTCTTATGATCTTGACCACCAAGAACAAATTCAGTGGCAATCCTACCTCTTGTATCTTTAGCCCACATATCAATACAAGCGTAAGGATTAGCTCCTCCAGCTGTATGATGCAGCATTACATATTCGTTCTTTAGCTTCTCATGTACATACTCATCCGTAGGTAGGTAGTACTTGTGGATTGTCTGATTATACTGAGTGGTATAATACTGATTAGTCAAATCTGTGTCTTGGTCAACAGCTTCCATAAACCCGCCCTTAGATAAAAGCAGTGTCCATGTCTCATTACCAACAACACCATCCGGAGTAAGCTCATGATACAACTGATACTTAATTACGGCTGCACGTGTCTTATCTCCAAAGACACCATCTGATTTAAGACCAAGAATCTGCTGAAGCTTTCTTACATCTTCACCAGAATCTCCTTTCTTTAGCATTCTCATATTAAATTGGTTTTAATGTAGGACCATCTGTTTGTTCTGCCTCACTCATAGCCTTGTTAAAATCTTCTTTGGCTTGGTCAGCTTCTGCATCACGCTCTGCGGTTAATGCTTGAGCAAGGAACATTTGTGCTTGAATACGCTTAGCTCTTAACTCTTCAATCTCAGTCAAGAGTTGCTCATACTCCTTCTGCACTTTTAAATGAGGGATATTACTCTTGTAGAAATCAGTAATTTCTTTTCTACGTTGTGCCAATTGTTCCTTAGACATTTGGACTTCTTCTTCAGAAAAATTCTTTTCCATGATTTTTGGTTTTATTTGTTCAAAACAAATATACCAAAAAAAGTTAAATAAAAAAGGTTTAGGATATTATTTTTTTATCCAGCTCTGTTTTTAATTCTGCACAGAGTTCATATTGTTCCAACTCTACAAAGTAATCAATAAGGTCCTGGATGACATCCGGGGTAACCTCTTCCTCAGGGTCATGAGCAAGAAGGGTGTTATC